TGCCGAGCGAGGTCGCGGCCGATCTCATCAAGAGCAAGGTGGCCGAAGCGGTCAAGGTCGTTGAGACCGCAGTCCTCAAGCCCAAGAAGGCAACCGCATGCGACCGTACCCAAACGCTCGACTCGCGCGACTGAGCACGACCGCGCCGGAGCCAGTCACGCTGGCCGAGGCGAAGTTGCACTGCCGAGTCGATGGATCAACCGAAGACTCGCTGCTGACCACGCTGATCACCGCAGGTCGCGAGTATTGCGAGGCTCTGACGGGCTGCACGCTGATCAGCACAAGTTGGCGACTTGAGTTGAGTCGATTCCCGGAGGCAGGTGGTGACATCATCATCCCGCGCTCTGCAGTCGCTTCGATCTCGTCCATCACCTACATCGCCGACGACGCATCGACAGTGACGATGACATCCGGCACAGACTTCCGACTCGTGACTGGGCTGGCGGTCGCACGCATTCGCAAGCCAGTCGCCACCGCGACAGAGGCGTGGCCGATCACGCTTCCGATTGAGGACGCGGTGCGCGTCACATTCACCGCAGGCACGACCGTCCCGACCGCAGCGAAGCAGGCGATCCTGCTGCTGGTGGGCCACTGGTACGCCAACCGCGAAGCAGAGGTGGTCGGCTCGTCCACCAACTCACTCAATCTGACTGTGCGTGCGTTGCTTGATGCTGTGCGCGTTGGAGAGGTGATGCCGTGAGAGCCGGGCTTCTGCGCCATCGAGTCACGATCTCGACTCCGACCACGGCGCAGGATGCCTTCGGTCAGGCAATCGAGACCTACCCAGCGGGCACGACCGTGTGGGGTGAAGTGACCGAGCAGCAGATGGCAGAGGATCAAGAGCAGGACGGAACGGTGCGCCGTCGCAAGTTGAGCATCGTGATTCGGCAGCCGTTCACGCTCACCACGCGCAGCAGAATCTCCTACGGCGGCAGCGACTTCAATGTGACCGACATCATCGACCCATACGGCGATTCATCTCTGTGGAAGATCATCGCGGAGTCGATTGCCTAATGGCACGCAAAGTCAGCGTCGGCCAAGTCAATGTCCGAAGCCTTGCATCGATCACAGGTGACAAGGAGTTGGAGACGCGACTAAAGGGCATCGCGCCGCGAATGCAGGAGCGGGTGTTCAAGAAGGCAGTCAAGCCTGCCCTTGAGCGCATGATGAAGTCAGCCAAGGCGAATGTGCTGGCCTTGAGTGTGCAAGAGCCGACCAACACCGTTCGCCGATCAATCGCTTCGCGCATCATGGTGCGGGTCAAGGGACGCATGGGCAGTCGATACAAGACGATCGGCAGGCTCGCCGTGTTCTACGGGCAGTCTGCAAGGCAGCGTCCAAAGGTGTTGCGTGGAGCCAAGTTGCAGGCGACACTCGCGCACCTGCTTGAGTTCGGCTTCCGGCTCACGCATGTCTTCGGCTTCAAGGTGCGACCGCGCAAGATCGAGGCCAAGCCATTCATGCGCCCCGCCTTTGAGTCGAATCGCTCACAGGCAGAGGCGACCTTTGTCTCGGTCGTCAAGCAGCAGATCGAAGCGGAGGGCGTAGCGTGACCATGTACCCAATCGTGCGCGCTGTGGTTACTCGTCTTGCGGCCAACGCAGGCGTGAGCGGAGTGGTCGGCGCGCGCATCTACCCGGAGGCTCGCGCACAGGACGGCGCGCTGCCCTGCATCGTTGTTTCGCTGACCCAAGAGGAGACCTCGGGTGCGCTGATTGCGAGCGCGACCACGCTGCGCAAGGCAGAGGTGGAGTTGGCGATCGTGGCTGCTACGGCCAAGCAGTGCAGCGAGATCGCAGAGGTCATCTACGCCAGCCTGCATGGGGCAGCCGGGTGGACTTACAGCACGGCTGGTGCTGGTGCGACTTCCATTCGCGTTCTGCACTCTCTACACTCCAAGAGTCTGACGAACTACCAACCGCCGAGCGCAGGAGAGGCAACTGGAGCCTACCTGCACTCAAGCATCTACTCGATCTTGTACCAAGAGGACAACTGACATGGCAGCAATCAGCACTATCGGAACGATCTTCGGCGGCAGTGATGCGGCCACGATCAAGGGAGCCGTCACGAGCGTCAGCCTCGGCGGCATCAGCACCGCCGAGATTGATGTGACGGGCATTGGCGATACCTCAAAGAGTTATGTGATGGGCACGCTGGATGGCGGCACGATCGAAGTCGGTGTGAATGTTGACACTGGCGCGGCCGCACTCACGCTGCCGACCGCTGGTGACTCAACGCCCTATGCGTACACGCTGACCTTCGGAACGCCTGCGGTCGGCAATGCCTGCCCGCGATTCACCTTCAGCGCGTACATCCAGAATGTCTCTGTCGAAGCCGCTTTGGATGCGCAGGTCACGGCGACCTACACGCTCCGAGTCAGTGGTTCGATCACCGTCGCATCCGTCACCTCGTAATAGGAACACACCATGGCAGCAATCAGCACAACCGGAACAGCATTCACAACTGGCTCGGGCTCGGTCAGTGGCATCATCACCGCGATCAATCTCGGCGGCATCAGCACGGCCGAGATCGATGTCACGCAGTTGTCCGACACCTCCAAGAACTACATCATGGGCACACGCGATGGCGGCACGGTCGAGGTCACCGTCATGGTCGACACCGCGGCTCTGCCTGATCTCCCCACCGCAGGCAGCGCCAGCCCGAGTTCTTTCGTGCTGCGCTTCGGCGCATCTGGTGGTGGTGGCCCGACCTTCACCTTCAGCGCGTATGTGCAGGCGGTCTCAACCGAGGCCGCGCTGGACGGCGCAGTCACGGCCACCTACACGCTGCGCATCAGCGGCGCGATCTCGGTCGCCTAACACAAGTCCCCCGGACGGGCGGCGGTATGGCTTCGGCCTGCCGCCGCCTTTTCATTGGTAGCATCCAGCGGACTGGATCGTTCACCTCAACCAAAGGAACCACATGTCTCTCAAGTCGAACCTGCTTGCACTGCGTGGCTCGCTCAAGATCGAGCGCGTCAATGTCGCCGACCTGTCTGAACCCGTGTACATCCGCAGCCTGACTGGGCGCGAGCGCGACGCATTTGAGTCTGCCTGCTTCCAGCAGCGCGGCAAGACGCGCGTGCTCAACACCGAGAACATTCGCGCGAAGTTGCTGTGCCGCGCACTGTGCGACGAGAAGGGCGCTCGACTGTTCGCAGACACCGAGGTTGATGCCGTGGGCGATCTGCCCGCATCGGTGCTGGACGAACTGTTCACCATCGCGCAGCGTCTGTCCGGCCTGTCGTCGAACGATGTCGAGGAACTCGCGGGAAACTCCGAGGGGGCGGCGCAAGACGCTTCTACTTCCGACTCGCGCTAGCCCTCGGATGCACGGTCGGCGAACTGCTCGACCGCATCGACTCTGCTGAACTCACCGAGTGGATCGCGTTCGACTCTGTCGAGCCGATCGGTGCATGGCGTTCGGACTATCAGACGGGGCTGATGTGTGCGCTGCAGGCGAACATGAATCGCCGACCGGGCAAGAAGCCATTTGAGCCGAAGGACTTCATGCCGTTCATGCCCAAGCCCGAGCAGGACATCGGTGAGGCGCAAGAGGCGTTCCTTGCATTCGCGCAAGCCTTCAACGCCAAAGCCAAGCCGCAATGACTGTCGCGCTATGAAACGCGAACCCACGCACCTATCCTGACCACATGGCGACAGTAGGCAATCTATTCGTCAACATCGGTGCCTCGACGCAAGGTCTGGAGAAGGGCACGCAGAAGGCGCGATCACTGGTGAAGTCGCTGAAGAGCGACATCAGCGGTTCGCTGTCCAACATCCCCGGCCTCGGCGGCATCCTCGGCCCGATCGAAAAGGTCTTCCAAGCCATACAGGGTGTTGCAGGCAAGTCGAAGACCGCAACGGCCAGCGCAAAGGATGCGGTAGCCGCAATCGAGAGGGAGGCAGCCAAAGGCGTCGAGCGCGTTGCCTCATTGCAGACAAAACTGACTGCAGCCACAGCCCAAGCGACGAAGGCACAAGGCGATCTCAATGCAGGCGCGAAGTACAGCAAGATGCTGTTTCAACAGCGCGACATTGAAGGCACGCTTTCACGAATCAAAGATCGGGTCGCAGCAGCGACAGCCGAATACAAGAAGGCGCAAGAGCAGGTAGTGAAGTCGGCCAGCAGCGTCGCCGTCGATGGCGCGAATCAACGCCAAT